AGGAGGAGCGGATCTCACCAATGCGGACGGCAGAATAAGACAATTTGTTAAATATATTGTTATAAGTTAAAATTTCGGATAATAATAAAATATATACAATCAAGAGAATATAATGGTAATTTAACACCACAAACAAACTATTTATAGATTTAGTTTTTATCAATAAATAGAAAAAATAAATAAATAAAAAAAACATCATATATTTTTGTAACCTGAAACCTCATCGTAGTTTTTCGTATTCATGATACATATTCATTTGTGAGCATTTGGCTTCGTTTAATATTACATGACTAATAAAATCAAAATTATATTTGAAATCCTTAATATCTAAAACCTTTAAATTATAATGTATTTCAAGGTTTACTTTATCCATATTTGTCCATCCTAATTCTTCGTTTGTTTTAGTAATATTTATTATATGTCCAATAGTATTTTATTATAAGCCAAGCCTTTTCATATATTTATTAATTTTATTGAAAAATAATTAATTAATTAATTAATTATCTAATAAAATACGATACATAATAAACAATGGTGTTAAATCATTCATGACTTTATTATTTTTTATAATATCGTCCGAATGTTCGGGTGATATGGTAGTATTTTCATTATAAGTAATAATTTTTGCTTCTAATATTTCCATGGTTTCATTGATATCATGGAGAGCCATTATGTTCATTGTCGTTTGATTTTCTTTTAGAGAATTCATTAATTTATGGAAATTACTCTGTAATGATGAAAATCGTATTTTTTCATTGGTGATCGCGTCGCTATTATCAAGGTTATCCATGTCCATGTCAGTGTTAGTGTTATCTATTGGTAATATCATTAATTTTAATATTAATATTAATATTAATAGTAATATTAGCTATTGGTAATATAAAACAAAATTTAAAAAATATAACAACGCATATAAAATAAACACTTAAAACCTCATCCTCAAAATAATATAAATATATCTGGGATGCTCCTAAAAGATAAATATATTCCCTATACTTTAAATGATAGTGAGTTTCATCGCGGTATTATAACCAGCTTGGAAAGGGTATCGAATATGGATTGTTTCCATAATTTATTCTTATATGGACCAAGTGGTAGTGGCAAATATTCATTAGTATCAATGATATTATGTAATATGTATGGTAATGATATTCATAATAAATATTATACTAAATTCCGATTTATGATTAATGGGACTGAAAAGGAAATTGATATATTTAGTAGTAAATACCATTATGAGTTGTATCTAAGTGATAATAATAATTATGATCGCCAGATAACCATCGAACTCCTTAAAAAATTAAGTGAATCACCGAATATATTAACCAATGATTTTACAGTTATTGTGATAAAAAATGCCCATTATTTAACGGCCGATATTTATGATATTATAAAAATGATTAATGAAAAACGCTATAATAATTGCCGATTTATATTATTAGCAGATTCATTAGTAAATACATCCCGTTCTTTATTCGGGTTCTTCTTTTTCATTCGCATCCCAATGATAAAACCACCAGAATTAATCAAATATTTCTCTAAGATATGTAGTCATGAAAAACTCATAATAACCGAAGAACAAATTTTGACAGTAATACAAAAAAATAATAGTAATTTGAATTTAATATTTATGGAATTAGATTTAATTGGGCAAAAGAAAAAGTTTTTTGATTATGAATCACAAACCGAAAAAAAAATAAATGGTCTTATTAAACTAATTGATACCGAAAAAATAGAAAATATAGCCGATATTAAGCGAGAATTATATTTAATTACTGCCAATAATATCGATAAAATAGAATTAATTAAACATATTTTTAATTATTATATATATAAAATCCAACAAAAACAAAAATTTACTGAATTAACCGCTGAAATAACGGCTAAAGTAAATAATGGCTATCGCGAATTAATCCATCTGGAATATTATTTAGTATCCATTCTACAATTTTTGAGAAATAATAAGAATACCCTTACGGTATCTACAATATAGCCTATCCTTACGGTATCTACAATATAGCACAGCAGTTAGTAGTTGGGTATTTTTTTGATTTATGATTATTTGGCATTTCTATAGTAAAACTTGAAATATTATCTAATGAGATTCCATTTTCTCGTGTGGGTTTAGTGATACCATTTATAACATCATCTTTAATGGCAAATATGATTTGATTAAACATTGTCTCTATATTTTCATCATCTTTCGCCGAGCATTCTTGAAATAAAAAGTTATGTTCGTTCGCATAATCAGAAGCTTCTTTAACAGACACTTGTCGTTTACGGTACATATCCGTTTTGCAACCAACCAATATAATACGATTATTAAACTCGTATCGGTCTAATTCCTCACGCCACATTTTGAGATGTTCGAATGATTCATGATTCGTTATATCATATACTAATACCACCCCCGATACATCATTGAAATAGGACCGTATTATAAATTTAAAGCGTTCTTGACCACCTGTATCCCATACATTAGTATGAATTGAACAATCATCACAAACGGTTTTAAAGGATGCGAAATCAACTCCAATCGTTGATGAAAACGTATTGGAAAATGAGTCATTATTTTTTCGTGATATAATAGACGTTTTACCTACGCCAGTATCACCAAGCATAATTAATTTAATTTTCATATATTTCATATTTTGGTAAGACAATATATAATAGTATTATATAATTGAAACGGTAATTCAACCGCCATACTCATCGTAATTTTATTGGGGTGGTTCATAATCGCGACAAATCCCAAATGTCCGTCGGTGATGGTTTGTTATGCCATATGTATGTATAGCCTTAATATGCTCGGAAGTTCCATAACACATATTACTGGACCAACCATAACGATTAAAGTCTGGATTGTCTTCGCATAGTTTTTCAATATAATTATCATGATATACTTTCGCCAATATACTCGCACACGCAATCGGGGTATAGCGAGCATCACCATTCACAAAACAGGTATTGGGAACTAAAGTGCCATTCGAATCATAATAATCATTAAACATAGTGCCGTCTACTAATATATGGTCAACTTCCATATTTAATCCACGAATAGAATTATGCATTGATTTTAATGTGGCATTTAAAATATTTATTTCGTCTATAGTTTGATTAGTTTCGCTGGTTACATTAAAATCTATAGCATTTTCTTCAATATAATCTTTTAATATTAGTCGTTGTCGCTTTGAATATTTTTTAGAATCCTTTAATATTAGATCATTTTCTAAATCCTTGGGCCATATAACAGCAGCAGTATACACCGGTCCTGCCATACAACCTCTGGCAACTTCATCAACCCCGACCTCCAATAAATCTTCGAAATAATAGGGTTGCATGATATTACAATACCAACCTCATTATATACTTAAATAAATATGAAATAAAATATAAAAATATAAAAATAGTGTGGTTTAGAAACCCTTTATATTTATAAACGTATTGTCTGGCTTAAAGGAGCGCACCTTTACTACAGTGCGCTTATTCGAAAATACGGAATTGGAATGAATAGTTTGTTCAGTCGCTTGACCAGGCGACATACCTTTCTTACCAATTAATGCATAGGAACCGCGATAATTTGGTGTGGTTTTACCATTCGATCCCACCAGTTTTAATGCTTCATAAACTGATACAATCGCGCTACTATTCTGTTTTCTTATAATTAAGGCGGATGCGTCATTGTTACGAGCAACACTATGAAATCCAGGATAATAGTTCTTAATTACACCCGTTCCATAACCATGCGTATTGTCATAACTGTGTTCATATAATGTCCCAATTAATCCTTTTTCAACACTTATTGATGATACTTGATCATTGGGGAATGCTATAGGATTGTGTGGTTCCATCCATGATGATGGAATTTTGGTTTCGGAGCCATCACTATTTAATTTATATTCGCGTTTCCACCCATTACCCCAAGATTTGTCAAATATGGTAACCTTCACTGTATCTTTATAGGAAGCTTCGTCGGCTACCGCAACCAGAACATAAATACCATTGGCAATACTTTTTATGTAATCTATCATTTTTTGACGCGCGGTGACATCGCCATGCGTATCGAATGAACGAAATAAGAGTATTTTACCATTTTCATTTAAAGTTAATATATTAAATCCACGACCAATAGTAAAGCCTTTTAATTTTATATTATTTAAATAAAAATCAGATAACCCCCATATACTACCCACAACTAATCCGGAAGAAACAACTTTAAATGTTAACTTTTCTATAGGTTGTATGGCTGATATTGTATGAATAGTTTTCATATCATTTTCATCGACACAAGTATCGCCAATACAATATTTATTATCCAATTTGCGTGGTAGTTTTTTTAAAAATAGAAGGTCGTTCTTTGTTAAACATACGTCACCGACACATATTTGTTTAGTAGTCGTATTTTTATTAACAATTAAATTTTTATTACAATCAATATCATCATTCGCGACTATCTTACCCAAATATTGAAGTGTCTCTCCATATAATTCGGGAGAATTATTATTATTATATACGATAATTACGACAATAATTATAGTTAATACTATTAGTAGTATATTGGTCATATAAACTATTACTATATTTATTATTTCTGCATTTGAACAAATATATCTTTTCCATTATTATTAAGTTTTAAACGTGTTAATTCTTTAATGACCTTAAAGCTGTTTTCATTTACACATGTATCACCGATACATACCGCATTTTTTAATGTTAATGGCAATTGTTTAATAAAATTTAATTTATTTTTATCGATACATACATCATCAATACACAATTGGTTGGTATATACTGTATCGTCCACATTAACATTTTTTTTACATTCAACATCTTCATTTATAATAACTTTACCTAAATATGTGGCCGTTTCTATAAAAGATTCTAATTTATTAGAAAAAATCGCTAATATCATTAAAATGAGTATACCGATATTCATATAAATATTCATATTCATATTCATATTCATATTATTATTATTATTATTATAGTAAAAGATAATTAAAAAAAAATATTCTTAATAAAGATAACCATCGACGAAAATATACTGGGAGTTTTATATAGTTGGTCGTCCTTTACAATTGGAAATGATGATAATGGGTTTGTTTCTTCTTCAATGTTTTCAACACGCAAGCCTTTAGTGGTGGTGGTAGGAGCTTCGGTGGTGGTGGTAGGAGCTTCGGTGGTAGTGGTGGTAGGAGCTTCGGTGGTGGTAGTGGGGGCTTCGGTGGTGGTGGGAATAGTATTAAAATAAAATGCGTTATCGTTTGCGACAGGTTGTGCTTCGATTTCAACTGTATTAAATCCGGTCGAATCATTCCTTTTAATATTATCTGGGTATAAATTATTTAATTTATATACTTTTGAATTAGATTTGTGGCGAAGAGAATGTGCTGTATATTTACTAAATGTAAACTGTTCCTTGCTATAGTATTGGAAACTTTTATATAATTGTGAATTCAATAAGTATGCATAAATTATAATACATATTAATGATATTAATAATTCGTTTATGGAAAATTTGTGGACCGTAAATACGACTGCCACTATCATAACCAATTCTATTAACATTTTAGATAATATATGTGATCCATTATTCAATATGATATATAAACCTTTATCGAATATAAGGAATACTATTAATGTCGTTAATGCGATGGGTATCATAATACTCTATTATGATTAGATAACATTATTATTATTATTATTATTATTATTATTTATATATAAACCGCTTATTATATTATATATAAATAATAATAAT